GTCACTGTCACGGTCAGGAGTGGCTGACCTGGGCCGTCTATAGTGGTAACGAGTTTCTCTGCTACTCGCACTCGCTGGCTGGAGCGCGACAGGCTATGGAGTATCTAGCAAGTTTCTGCTTGGTGGGAAAGGGCCGCTGAGCAGGAAGGGCAGGCACGACCAGGCTCGACAAAACCTACAGTGCCTGCTCGCTCAATTTGATATTTAACAGGCTTGAGCCGGTGGAGACTGTGGGAACCAGCTTAAAAGGATGGCTAGGAAAGCTAGTCACTGTAGTTTGCTCTACTGCTGGCAACTTCCAACCAGATCACCGGCTCAGGGTTAGACTAAAATAGAAAGGAGACGTTGCCCTATTACAGATTGCCATAGGATCATATTTGAGGACTGGGCGGGCTGGTCACAGGGGGCTGTGGCTGGCCCGTTCAGTTTTAGCCCACGACATAGCATTCACAATCTCTCTGCCACACTCCATCCTCGCTGTACTTGCCCAGCGTGTGATCAACCACTAACCTGCGCTCCACGCCCTCATGCATCCAGTAGGCACCTGTTGCTACGCCCTCCCACGTGACGTCCTCGCCCACCAGTTCATCCACCTGTCCCATCTCCCGCCACCTGATCGTCCTCGACGTGATCATCACCCTTCGCCCCGACGACACGCTGAACAGTCTCATTAATCAACTCCATCTTCGGCGTCAAGTCCTTCAACTGCACGCCCAGCTTGTTAGCCGCATTCAACTGCTCAATGAACTTGGCCTGCAACTCGTGGCGAATTAGTAACTGGCCATGCTCAAATCGTTCCCGCTTCAAGTCGAAGTCCAGGTTATCCCTGCGCCTCGCAGCCTCACTCAACTCCTCCTGCAACTGCGAGTTGATGTCTACGAGTTCAACGATGCGGCTAGTCGCCTCACGAATCTCTTGCGCACTGATAGCCTGCGCCTCCGTACCCAGTTTAACCGACCGCGCATGGATTTCCACAACTTCTGCCCGCGATCGCCCACTTGTCCAGTTACTTATTTTATTGATGAGTAAGGTGACTATGCCGCCTGCAATAGATGCTGCTATGAGGTAGAGAGCAATCTGCGCCGCTGATGGTGAGGGCGGGAGTTCCATAGGTCAGGCACGGTTAGTAGCTCGAAATTGTTCGACTACGCGTCGCGATTCAGCCAGCGCGTGTTGTAGACCTCTGGACACTTCATGCTGCTCACTGGCGGCTGAACGCTCATAGTCACGCCATTGAGTTGAGTTGGGAAAGTGGGACCGCCCCTGCACTGCCTCATCACTCTCAGCCCCGTTGAGCCGCACAATGCGCCAGCCCCCGAAGGGATACTTGCTGGCTTCCTGCTGAGCCTGCTCGCAGTCCAGCCAGACCCCCTGCTCCTCTTTCCATGAGAGGGAGCCGTCAGGGTCGATGCGCTCGAACGGGATTACCTTAACGACGTGATATGAGAAGCGAGCAAAAGGCAGGTAGATGTAGCGAAAGTACCAGCGGCGCCACCAGGGATGGCCGGCATAGTTGTACCTCCACTGGAACACTTCACAGCATTGTTCAGGTAAGTCAGGGTTGCTCGGGAAGCGGATCACTTGGCGGGTTCTCGCCTGATCGTCCTGGCCCATCGGTAACGCCCTCAGGGGATGGTTGCGGTTGTGGCTTTCCTCCAACACCTTCAGGCTTGTGCTCCTGCGCCTGCGGTGGTGCTGGCTTGTCGTGTTTAGGCTCATCCATCATACGCTTTCTCCTTTTCGGGTCAAATAATCGTTTGATTACACCTGCCCAGCCATCGCCATTTATGATACCAACTGCATAAAACACCCACTCCCAGAGCGCCGTAGCCATTGCCGTCACTGCCAGTAACGAGTACAGCGTAAACACCGGCATGACCTGCCATGCGCTTGCAATCCCGTTCGTGCTGGCCAGGAAGATCACCGCTACCATCGCGCAGGCAATACGCAACCGCGCCAAGTGTTTGCTGACTGGCTCCTCGCTCTGAAATTTCAACTGGAACCAACTAACCAGCCCGCCCGCCAGTACGAGGAGACTAACCGTGATCCAATAGCCTGCAATTAGTCGGGGCACTCATAAACTCCTGCTTGTTCTAGCGTCCAATGCGCTGAAATATGAGGGCGATTATGCCGAGTATCAGCGCGCCTGCTATCAATCGCGTCAACCATGTCAGCGAGTTCTTCATAGCAGCGAGGTCGTTGGCGTTACCCGCTACATCACTCGCCAGCGTCAACAGCTTCCCTGAATGATCGCCCAGTTGCTTGTAGAGTTCCTTTTGGGCTGGCTCATAAGCCTGCTTCTGCACCAACTCACTGCGGTCGTCGGTAACTTCCTTGCGTAACTGGTTCAACTCGCCCAGCCGTCGATCCATTTCACGTGTAGCTACCTGAATAGCCTGCTCCATTGACTGAAGGCGCGACTCGATATGCTCCTTGAGTGTGTCCACTGTCCACCCACTAATATCGCGCTCTGTCTCGCCGCTCATGTAATAGTCGGGGGCTTTCAAGGGTGACGACCGTGATAGCCATCACCCCTGAATGTGAGTTAGACAGTCGGCGGTGCGGAAGGCGTGCCCTCTGCTACCTTCGCTGCCAGCGAGTCGGTCTGCTCTTTCAGGCTTGCGGCCAACTTAGCTGTCTCGGTGTCGTCTGCCAAGTTGTCTGCCGCAACTGCGTCGGCAACCATCTGCGCCACGCCATCCAGCAGCGCTATTGCTGACGCGTCCACATCCTTGATTCGGGCTACTTCTGCTTCCAGTGCTGTAAAATCAGCCATTACTTTGTCTCCTTAGTTTTGTCGACCTCTGCCGCAAGCGCGTCAGTCTGTTGTTTAAGTTGTTTAGCGAGTTGATCGATGTGCGCCTGCACCTGTGATGAGTTGTCCTGCGGAGTTGCTAAGGCCAGCGCTATTGCCGCCATGCCCTTCGCTTGCGCATCAGTGCGCCGGTTGTAGGCACCAATAGCCGCGTTGATGAGATAGTAAAGTGAACCGCGAGAGTCTATTTCATGTTCTGTCTTCATAGTCCACCAGCCCATTAGCGTTTACCAAACCTCATCCTGACCCATGTGTCAAACGAATGCGCCTTGGCCGCATTGCGCACGTCCTGCCGCTTCTCAGCCTCGTACAGTGCGCGCAGCAGCAAGTTGATAGCGATGGCGTCAAGGCTCACTTTGCGCCCTCGGCCAAGTCAGCCGCCATGTCGGCCAGCAACTTCTGGTGCTCAACGTCTAAGGCAATGCCCGCGTTCTCCAGCACCTCAGCATAAGTGAATGGCTGACCTGTTGCTGGATTCACTTTCTGCTTCTGCGAGTTAATGAACGTGAATACCTCGGGTGCGACGATGTTGAAGATAGCAATTAATAATGCTGGGTTCATATCAGCCTCCCAATCCTGCGAGAATCGTGTTCAGGGTTGCCACGCTCTCATTCCATAGTTGCGCGCTTTTAGGGTTCTTAATGCCTACAGCGGCAGCGTCAAGCCCCGTGACGATCGAGCGCAGTTCAGACAACGCCTTAGCACGAGCGGTTGGATCTGGCGTGCCTGCTGCAACCCGCTTTTGCTCATCAGTAATAAACTGTCGATAAGAACGGTTAGCGGTGTCCAGTTTGCGCGAGATGTCCAGATCCTGCTGTGCCGTGATCTCGCCACCTTTTTTCAAATTGCGCTTGATGTTGCCAAGAGCGGTCAGCGAATCAGCAACCGTCTTAGGTTGGTTATTGCCACACGCTTTCCAACCGCCAGTTGCCAACACGGCAAGTAGTAGCATAGTCAGCACTTGAGATTGTCGTAGTAGTCGTCGTTTCATCATTGGCCAGAACCTTTCACTTGCGCCTTGACATCGGCCACTGTGGTACCAGAAGGCGCGTCAATAGCGGCTTGGATTGTTTCGTTGAGTTTCTGTGCTCGATTCTGATTCCACGTCACCGTCATAGCCGCAGCCTGCGCCCCAATCGCCGCAATACCACATTGAGCGTACACAGCCGAATCCATAGCGGTTCGGTTAGCTACCAATACCACCATGCAGAATCCGAAACCAAACACGACGCCGATAAGCGGCAAGTAGCCATCAGGCAACTTCGGTGCTGCGGCTTTGATCATGTCGACCAGAAACTTGACAGGCAGGGCGATGAAGCCTGTGAGCAGGGTAACCAGTGGAAAGTCAAGACCGGCTGGCGCTGTCTGGATAAGCATTCAGTATCTCCTTGGGCCGCATTCTAGCAGCATTAATCAACTATTGAATAGTTACATTTGACACTCGGGACCCGCACGGACCGGTCACCGTAATGCTGGACGACTGCTTCTTGCTCGCCACGGTGAACGGAACTATCGCGCTGGTGCCGGTAATCGTCTTGCTACGCGGTGATACACCAAGTTGACCTGTTGCTGGCACTGCTGTGATGTTGAACGTGCCTGTAGTCCCTTGTAGCACGACCGTGAGCAGACGAGTTGACCACTGGGGCATAGTTAGATCAGGCACCTGCATACTACAGGGCGTGGTGGGCGGTGTAGGGCTCGGTACAGGTGTCGGGGTGGGTGTAGGTATGGGAATGACAGGCGTAGGTGTGGGCGTAGGCGACGGCACGGGTATCGGTGTCTCACCACCAATCGCCGCCAGTAGTTGGTCAATGTCGCAGCCCTTGCCAGGGAAGTTCAGCGATCTAAACGCAGCGTCAAACCCCACCCCAGCCAGTGTTGTCAGCGTCTGTCCAGGCGGTACTGGGCTACCTGTGTTCTTGCGATTATCAATGAGCACGTTGCCGGTGATAGTCAGTGCTGGCCACGTGTCAGCCACGCCTGCACCAACCAGCGCCGTCAGGAAGTACTCGTTGGTGTATAGGATATTGTCGACCAGCGACATGCCTGGTGATGGCCCGCTTGAGCCATACACCATTGAGTTCTCTGCCGGATCGTTGGCCAGTGAGGTATTGCGCCTGAACGTCACCTCTGGTGCTGCATACATCTTGACCAACTGCGTCCCTGACTGAAACAGGTTGTTCTCAATGACAATGTTGGAGCCGAGCGTGCAAGTCGACGTCTCATCGTCCAACTGGATCCCAAACACCTGTCCAGTACCAGGCGCTGGCTTGATCAGGTTGTTGCGAAACTGCACATCCTTCACCGTCGCCCACGTATCGCGCCCGCTACCACTAGCTTGATCGGGTTGGTTGCGCGGTGTGAACACGAACGCAAGGTGATAACCTTCGAACGTGTTGCCCTGAATCATAGCGCGTTCAGCCGCCTTCAACTCAATGTGTCCCTTTGGCCCATAACCAGTCGCCGCATAAACTTGCGCCAACGACACACCCTCCTTTACAAACTGGTTGCGCTCAATTAACACGTCCCGTGGTAAGTCTCCGCCCCACACGACTCGCCCATTAGGATTTGCAGTTAGCGGCGTCCCTCCAGGCCCATCACCCCAGACACTTTGTACGCTCGTACTCCGTCGCGGAACGTAGGTAATCATGTTACCTGAGATTGCCGTCACGGTTGCAGCGCCCCACTGGTAAGGCTGACCGTGCAGCACTCCCACCGTGAACACCATGCCAGGCGCTTCAAAGGCCACGACATCGCCCACCTTTGGCAATGTTCCAACTATATTTGTTAGTGTCGCCTGACTTGTTGTAGCCCCTGGCGCAACCGTTGCTTGATTTGTCACCCACTGCGGCCCACCGCCAGTAAAAATAGTTCCAAACCACGCTTCCAAATAATTGTCGGCAATCGTATACGGCCCTGGCCCGCGATTGATGAGCACCGCATTGGATGAAAGTGGATTGGTCTGCCCCTCTTTCCAGAACGTGCGGAATCCGGCAATGCGCGAGTGATGAATGGTCAGGTTGCGCGCACTTACTGAGAACCCGCGAATTGCAGTGGAGTACTCCGACGTAGTGCCGTCACTCACCTCTGGATGCACGTAGCAACGATCAAACTCAACGTCGCTGGGTACATTGGCCAAAGTTATTGGGATTTGCGAGCCCGAGTTCTCCCCTACAAACACCAGTCCGTTATTCAGTTGCACGCCACCTTGCGAATCATTGGTTATCTCAATGCCCTGAATCAACCATTGCTTCGACCCACCCTGAAACTCCAGCGCAGGCGTGGACACCTTGCTGACCAATTTGGGCAAGTTAAGCGCCGCAATCTGCGCCGACGTTTGCGTCTTCAGGTCAGGCACGGCGTTGGCGCCACGCACCGTGATCAACCCCGTACAGGGCTTAGCCTTGGCCACAAAGGGCTGTTCTAACTGCGTTGCATAGAAGACTGCGCCCTGAGTCAGCACCACCGTATCACCGCAGGTGGCAGTGTCGAGAGCGGCTTGTAAGTCACCGCCCACTGGCACAACGATAGTTGCCGCACTCACTGGCACGGTTAGCAACGTTAGTAATAGCAACGATCTCATATAGCGACCTTTCAAGTTGACGGACTAGCACTGTGACTGGGGCTCACGGAGTGCGACGGGCTGGTAGATCCGCTTGGTGATACCGACCCTGACGGCGACAGGCTGACACTGGCCGACGGACTCAAACTATGTGACGGACTAATCGACGGTGACCCTGACGCAGACGGGCTGTGACTCGGGCTCACAGACGGCGATTGACTGTGCGACGGCGAATTGCTACCGCTGGGCGACTGCGACGGGCTGCTGCTATGTGACGGACTTACACTGGGAGACGGTGAGGGACTCGCGGACGTGGACGGACTCGCACTGTGACTAGGCGATACTGATGGGCTCGGTGATTGTGATGCCGACTGACTGCGACTGAACGAGGCACTGTGAGAGGGTGAGAGTGATGATACACCTGTACCTTCGGGTGAGTGGGTCAGTTCTCTGAATCGCCATGCCAACGTCGCCTTAGTATTCGTCTCCCATGCAATCTCCAGCGAGTCAGCCTCTAACCGGCAGAACTTGAGAATGCTTACAAACTTCAAGTTACTCAGCGTCGGCACATTCGCGTCCAGCGTCAGTGTCTCAGGCTCATCAGCAAAGTCAGTCACGCGCCTGAATTGCATACTTAGATCGTTATAGACGAAGGCGAGATCCCTGCGCGCCTCAGCCCCAGCAAAGTTATCTGTGTAGTTGGTGCCCTCCACTGTCAACCTCGTCGTTGAAACTCCCAACACGTCATAGTCACGCTGCATACTCGGCACCCACAGGTATCGCCCACTACCAGCGCGTTCGTAGAACCAGCCTAACAGCGCGGCAATTTCAGCGCGTGTTGATAGCTTCATCCGGTAACTAAACGTCTCAGCCGCACCAGGCGTGTCGGCGTCCATACTAAACACCCCATCATCAAAATCAATATCATCCAGTTCCCGCTCCACCGAGTAGTCGCGCAACTCGTCCCAGTCATTCGACTGCCAGACCCGCGGATCAAACACCTCGTAGTCGCGATACTTGATAGTGGGGTGCCAAGTGGTGATGCGGGCCGGCGTGGCTGACTCGTTCTCCGCGAGCAGGCGGGCCACGATCGTCACTTCCTCAACTTCGGCAGCGTGACCCTTGAGCGCGATAGACTTGTCGAGTAGGGCGACTCGGGCAGGGTAGACATGCGATAGGTTGGCGCGGTAGTCGTAGGTGAGGGGTTCACACTCAACCGTAGTGCTGGTGACTGCTGTGATTAGTTGATACTCCCAGTGCGTGATTGAGCCATCGTCGGCAAGTTGTCGCAGCCCAATGTATGAGCCGACCTCGTAGTCCATGTAGGCGGTGGTTACAGGCACAGTGGTGTCACCCGCAGTCAGCGCAGCACTCAGCAACTCGACGTCCTGCCTGACAGGTATGAACCACTGCGCGTTCTGGTGTGCCCACAACTGCGCCCTGAGCCGCTTGCGCTCATCGTTATTCTTGATTACCTGTACGAGTTCTAGTTCTCTACGAGGGGTGACGCGTACCAGACCACCCTCCTCAACTCCAGTACGAGCGCGAGTAATGTTCGTCTTGAATGTCAGGCGCTCAATGAGCGGCGTGTCCCAGTTGTGCCGAAAAGGGAAGCTAACAGGTGCTGCAGGTATATCGCTATAGAGTACCGCTGTCGGTATCACATTACTGAAACCATTGAGCAGGGTCTGGTTAATCGCTGACTCGTAGATCGCCAGCACGTCAACGTCACTGAGCGCCGTGTCGAATATCACGCCCTCATCCGTGCTAACGCTTAACCACAAGTTCTGGTTGCCGCTGCTGCCAAAGTACCATGCTGGACTACCACCAACAGCGATGTCAGTCAGTGGCAGGTCCACTCGTCGCGCTACCAGCACACCGTCTACATACAGCGACATCACCGCGCCGTTACGCACTCCAACACCCTGATAGAAGCGGTTAGCTACTGGAAACGTGTACGACAACTCGAAATCACTGCCACCAAAGTTCAGGTTGAAGCGCAGGTTATTATTGTCAATCGCGATCCAGTTGCCGCCACTTAGACCGATCTGTCCGTTGCGTGTAATGAGATGCGATACCTGAGACGGTTCTCCCGTGTTATATCCCCACACCTGCAAGCTAAACGTTCCGCGCACGTCAGCCTGCGGCGCATCGGCAATCAGCACCTTACCCACTGAGCCGCCAATCGCGTGTGAGCCCGCATCAGTCTCAATGGGTGAAGGCATACCGAACGTAGGCAGGTAGAACTCACCGTCCGTGGCAAACGACGACGAGTCGGCCATCACAGTACCTGTCACCTCGTCCATACGGATGAATAGAACAGGGTTGAGGGCTAAAACTGTATCTTCATAAGAAGCCATTTGTTATCCGGTTATTGTAAATAACGTCCATGTACCACCATCATCGCCCGCTGACGTGCCACCATAGAAGCCGTGATGTGTTTCGGTGTTCTGAAAACTGTTAGAAGCACTGAGTTTCAGAACTCCGTTGATGTAGAAGTCCATATTATCTCCTGACAGCACAACTTTGAGCACGTCGCCGTTTGTCGGGGTCACTGAAATGTCTGTGCCTACCTGAGTGAACGAACTCGCGGTAGTCATCTTGAATACCTGATACTTCGCGCTGCCACTGACAAATAGAAACCCATTTTGCCCGCCTGCGTCTCCCCTAAACCAAATCCCGTTGTTTGGCTTTGTAGTTCCGACCGTACCTTCAATAGTGCAATCAGCAACGCTAGGATTTAACCATACTGTAGTAGGACCAGCACCGTGAGTAAAAAGAGCCACGTTGCTGGAGATTGCAAAAGTGCCGTGACTTACGGCTCCACCGATCGTCCAGTTACCTCCGACATTAGCTGTACCTAATGTTCCCGAATTTGCACGGTGAAAATCATCGGAGGCAAGCAGTGTTGGCCCAGACGGACTAGCAGACGAACTAGGTGATTGACTATGCGAAGGTGAAACGCTGGGCGATATACTGCTCGACGGACTCACAGATGGAGACGTGCTGGAACTAGGTGACGCACTGTGTGACGGTGACTGGCTTCCACTCGGGCTAGTTGATGCGCTTACAGAGGAACTGGGTGACACTGAGGGTGATGTGGAGTGACTTGGACTCACACTCGCACTCGGTGACGGACTGGGCGAGAACGATTGTCCAAACCATTTGTCGTTCAGGTAGTACTCAACTGTCGCTATCTCCGCATCCGTCAACTGGCGATGGTAGACAATCAACTCGCACAGGTCGCCGTAGAAGGGGCTGTTATTGCTGTCACCCGCCGCCTTGCCAATCACCTTTGAGCCACCGTCAGTACCAAATGAACCATTAGTAGGATTCGTGCCGTCAGCAACCATATTAACGCGCCACCATGACGGGCGTGGAAAACTATCCTGACGTCTCAAGTTGGCTTGAAAGTATGTGTTGATAGTCAGGTCGGTGCCAGACATTTCCCCAATTGGTCCAAACATGCGTGGCCGCAATGCGCCTAGTTCCGCGTTGCCCGCCATTTGCATTCTGTAAAGACCGCCACCTATGAAAGTAAACTCGCTGCCCAGCACGAAGTTGACATCGGTAAACGCTCCGTCGGTATCGTACGAGTACTTGCCCACTACGAACACCGTACTATCAACGCCTCCAAGTATAGTATTCGTTAGCGTTAGCCAGTTGGGCGTGAAACCGTTGAAGCGTACGGTAGGTAGCCCGTTGAGCGCACCAGTCAGGAACTGTGGCCTGTTACCGCCCGTCGCCTGTAGCGCGTGGTTGTTATTACCTGACTGGTCATTCCACTGGTACACCCCGTCAGCATTACTGGCCAGCGTTGAACCCGCATCGTTGTAAACACCCGCATCAGCCATGAGCCACAGGGCGAGGTCTGGCAAGCCAGCAGCCGAACTGGGTGATGCTGACGAACTCGGGCTGAGTGAGTGCGAGGGTGATACGGAACTCGATGTGCTAACAGATGGAGAACCTGACGCACTGGGAGATCGTGAAGGTGACGCGGAGTGACTTGGGCTCACACTCGGAGAGCCAATCTGTGTGATCGCAATGTCACAGCATACCTTCACATCGTCAGTCACACCGTGGAGCGAGTACGTCTGCACACAGAACTCGTAGGTTCCCACCGCAATTGCGGGCCACGTGAACATTGCCTTGTTATCAGTGTCTGGTGATAAGTAGACTGGTGATAGCGTCTGCACGCCACCAGGCTCAGTTACCCAGATGCGGGCATACTGCCCACCTGCCGCATAGGTATCGAATACGATGTGGCCCTCAATCACGGACTCGAACTGGTTAGAGTTGGTCGTGATTACATTCTGTACCAGCCCACATGGTGCGATGTCTGTATCCCACGCCGCATCAGGTGGCGCGGTATCCAACCCCACAGCCGGATCACTGTGCTGGCTACCTACGGGCTCTCCTGCGGTGCGGTAACCAATCGCAAACTGGTCCTCAACCATTACAAGTTGATAGTCAGGGTTGGACGTATTACCTGGCGTAATTGCCAGCACGCGCATGATTTTAGTGAATGAGGGTGACGACCACTCAAAGAACAACACCTCGCCGCGTGTGGTCAGCTTCCCAAACGAGGGTAGTACGTTACAGGTGAGCGAGGCGCGAGGAATGCTCAATGCTCGCCCATCACGGGTAGCCAGCAAGTTCGCCGTCGAATAATCACCCACACCTAAGTAATCCTGCGTCTGTGGCACCGTGCGCCCACCCTGAATTGATTGATTGGCAGCGTCAACGTAGATCCCAGGTCGGGGCTGGAAGTTGTTGTCCTGGTCCAGAAACGGCACGATGATTTTGTTCACCGTATCCTCATAAGTGCCAGGTGACATGCGGTCAACGCTTGTTGCCGTCGACTGGTCTAATGTGCGCAGGGAACCAAACGAGTAGTCGCGGCGAACGAGTTTGAATGTTAGACCCAATGAAGGTGAAGGTGTGGCTTGGCAATCAACCATCTGCATGATGTTTTGGATGACGTCAATCGGGTGCGTGGTTGATTCAATCTTACCAGACCAGCCCAGTCCTTCGTCATAGAGTGTCTGCGCGCAGGTTTGCATTGAGGCGATGTTGAGTTCCCCAACTGGACACCTCGCCCCGTACTCAATGTTAGTAGCCCACTCGTACACCGTCTCCATCGGATTCATGTGACGGCCTATCTTATTGAACCCTGTGGCGAGATTGTCGGGCTGTCTACGGGTAGTAACCTTCCACTCCCTAAAGCGAGGTTGGTAGCCCACCCCACCGGCTGCAAAGTAGCCTGACTCAGTGAAGCCTGAGCGAGCGCGCTTAACGAGGCATGACACCCCTCTGAGCGAAGGCGTCTTGTTAGGCGGTGTGGTCAGTACCGTCTCCAAATAGGCGTTAGTGTGATCGGTATAGTTGCCCCGTGTGATGTCACACCAACTGTACTCACCGCCCTGCCCTGGAGGCTGATCACCACCCCACGCCTGCGGGTCGTCAATGAGAAACCCGCCACCGGCGTTATCACTGCCCACAGTCGCCTGATACATGAGACGATCATCTATGCGTACGCGCTCCACATTTGTGTCTGGCCCAAACTGCAGTGCAAACACCTCAGCACAGTAATAGCGATAGGCGACTGTAATCGTGTCGAGTAAGAACGCCAATGAACCCGCCCACAGGTAGTCAGTCCAGTGCGAGTCGCGCTCAACTGCGCGCTGGCTGAAGTCGCCATACCAGATGCGCGCAGGGGTGAGTTCGACGGTGCCGCCGGCATAAACTATCGGGCGCGTCTCAATCGGCTGGTTAGACTTCTTGAACTCGTCAAAGGTGGTTTTGTGAGGACGGGGACGGGTAACCTCACCCAACCAAAGTTCACCAACAAGTATCGCCGCCTGCCAGGCCATTAGATCACGCCCCTGACTGCTGGATCCACATTCGGCGTGTACTGCCAGCCACCCCACGCTTCACCGTGATCGCTCTCAGTTGAAAACTTGTTGGCCCATGTGTCATAGGTCAGGTCATCACCAGGAAACACGTCTGCGCTAAACCCTGCCGCCAGTGTGAATAGTGGGAACGCGCCGTTGAGGTACAAGTGGCGATTACCGGACTCTGTAATGTCTTGCACGATAGTGCGACGATCACCGTCAGGAGCGCGAATGATGCCACCTTGGTACCAGCCGTCAATATCGCTCAGCCCAGTTACAGTCAACATGTCACGCTCATCGTTCAACGCCGTCACAGTCACGCCAACTCGCAATGCTTCCATATCGACCCCTGAACGCGGATCGTAGATGTTGTAGCGGGAGAGTGAACTGAGTGAATCGCTGATAGACTCGCGATCAAAGTAATGCCAGACAGACTTGGCGTGAAACTCAATGAGGGAGTTGGTGAGTTTGTTGGCCGCACGGACGACCCAGCCTCGATAATAGGGTGTTGCCGTGTCAGTCAACCTGTCGTACTCGTAAATCATCAGCACCACTTGATAAGCAGGCGGGCCATTGATAAACACATCAGCCAGCCCGATTGACTCGAACACGTTGACGTCTAACTCGGCGTCCTGTGGCTCGCTACTGAAGGTGGGTTGGGTATGCTCGATCTGCGCGTAGACATACAACTCGTCATTGTAAATCTGGCTATCGCTGATGTTCGTGTAGGTAAAGACCTGCGAGCCCGCCTCAAAGCGGTACAGGAAGTTGGTTTCGATAACAGGTGCGACTGGCATTAGAAGCTGAACTGAAGTGCGCCGATACGGAACGTAGGTGCCTTACCGACTGCGATAGGTTTAGCGGGAATAATTGGCCCACCATTGTAGACTTTGTTGATTGCGCCACTGGCTGTGTCGACCACGTCGAACGCGATTAGATCACCATTACCAAAGGTCGTGGCGACGGGAAAGGTGATTACTGACCCGTTACTCGTCTTGCCATTACTTGCGGCGACAAACAAGCCGCTGGTGCGATCCAGTGCGTAACGTGTGTAGCCTGTGTAGTTGGTTTCCGTGCCACCGCCTGAGCGGGATGAAGTGGCCACCAGCAGGCGCAGGTAGAGGTTGGAGTTAATTGTGATCGCGACTCCTCGATAAAAGAAGTCAAGAATCTCATTGGCACAAGTGTAGCCCGCAAAGCCTGCCATTAGTTAGCCAGCCTCCTTATCACTGGACGATTGCGCGTTAGTTTCTCGACCAGCACTTGATCACCTTCTGGCGAATTGAACCAGTTACGCGCTTCGTCCTCGTTGCTAACCAGGATCACGCGCAGGTTACGTTGCCGATTCGCAGCGTTGGCCGCGTTAACCGTCGAAGGTGAAGGTGCGCTGGAGCCGGATAGTGATGAGAGCATAGACAACTCAGCCTGACGTGGGCTGGCAAATCCACCCTCGGCAAAGTTGGGTATGCGCCCGAACAGTCCGCGCGTGCGACTCAAGTACTCGCGCAAGATGTTTGCTTGTCGATTAGCGTGGCGTGGATCGGTAGTCAGTACCGCCTCAGGGAAGCCCGCCTCAGCCACGCGAATGATGCGACCTTGCGGTTGGGGCGTGATGAAGTCGCCAGCCGCTGCACCAGCCAGTGAACCTAGCGCATTGCCTGCCCCGCCGATAGCGGCCTGCGCTGCTGAACTGGCAGCAACAGTGGCAGCAAACGTGGCCCCTGCCGCGACTACTGCGGTAGCGAACCCCGCCGCCGCCGTGGTAATCGAAGCCGCCAGAGTGACGCCGCTGGTAGCCAGTGAGGTGCCTGCGGTTGCGCCCCCAGTGGCCATTGCGGTACCAGCAGTAGTGGCCCCAGTAATCAGTGCCGCACCAGCCTCAGTGCCCGTAGCAGCGGCGGCACCATGTTGCGCTATGTCGCCCGCATGACCCACCACATCACCCGTACCAGCCGTTGCGGCGCCACCACCAATACCGAGCAGTTTCTTGACTGAGGCAATTAGCCCGCCCACACCCTGTTGCTGGTCCTCAGGGGAGCCGAAGATTGACTCCACAATGCGGCGGCTGAAGTCCTTCGCAATGAAGTCCACGATGGACTGCTCCAACCCCTTGAACAAGTCAAGTATCTTCTCGCGCGCTGTCTTGGTGCGGTCTGTAAAGCTACTGAAAAAGTCCTCAAGGTTCTTTTGCAACGCGTCGATCGAGACGGAGCGTAGTTGCTTGCCAAATGAAGCGAACTCGGTGGTCGCCGCTCGTACATCGGCGGCTGTCTGGCGCGCATTCTCAGCTTGTTGCTGGAGTCGTGGGTCGTTAGACGCGGTGGCAATCTGTTGCAGGACAACAACCTGATCCTCCAGATCCTTGACATACTCACCATTAGCCTTGCGAACCGCAATCAATCCCTCAATCTCACTGATGTCGCGATGGGCGACGGCCCGCTCAACGTCATTAATCTTAGCAATGCGCGCATCATTGAACTTGTCAAATTGTTGCTGGACAAGGCGAAACTGGTCAGTGAAGTCCAGTTCGCCCAGACCCTTAACTTCCAGGTTAATCTGGTCAACAAACTTTTGCAGATTCTTCGGTACATCCTCACCAAGTTTCTGCAACCGATCAATCTCGCTCTGCACAATGTCGCGACTTACTAGTAATCGCTGCTTCAGTTGATCCTCACCCTGCAAGCGAGCGCGAATGGCTGACAACTCCTGCTTGCCACGGAAGTTAACCTGGAAGCTGAGATCATCCTCCAAATCCTTCTGCTTCTGCTTACTGTCAGTGACAAACTGCTCAGCCACCTTGAGCACGTCCAGCGCATCGGTGACACGTTGCAGGGAACCTATGCGGTCTATCTCGGTCTGATTGCGCTGGCGGGCCTGTTGTAGTTCAACACGCTGCTCAGCGGTGAGTTTAGCCGTCGAGTCGGTAAGTTGCTTGGTAATAAACTCCTGCGCCTGACCGAGTGCGATCAACTTGTCGCGAAACTGCTCAGCTACCTGCGCCTTGAGGGCGTCCTCAACATGGCCCTTGAGTTCCGCATAGGCGATGTCGAGTTGGCGAATATCCTTTTCCTGCTGCTGGTTTGAGAGGCGAATGAGGGTATCGAAGTTTTGCTGGTTCAGCGCGCGCTTCTCAGTGAGGGCATTCAGTTTTGTTTGCGCTTCAATGGTCGCCTTCTCAGCTTCCTTAGTCTGCGCTTCACGACGCACGCGCTCGGCAGTGGAAATGCCACCGACGGTGGTGAGGGCGGCTAACTTCGCTGCCGTCTTAGTGGCCAACACAACCCGCTTGGCCTGGTTAGCAATCTCCTTGTCTAGATCATCGGTATCAAGCTTCTGCTTAAAGGTCAGAAACTCGATGTAGGATCGCAACTGCAACTTGAACGCCGCATCATTAGCCTGTCGCAACGCCTCATTATGATCCTTCTCGGTTTGCAGTTGCTGCGCATTAACAGCCTCCTGCACATCAGCCAGCGCCTTCTCAAGAGCAACCTGCGCATTGCGAAGCGCGGTACCCGTATCACCTTTCTTACCGCCGAGAGTGGTGCGCAGAAACTCGTCAATTGATTGTTGAGCCACCTGAGCCTGCTTGCGGACCGCGTCCAGCAAGTCGGGATTCGCGGCGATGAACGCCTTCATGAACTTGAGCGCACCCTCGAACGATGATGAGGCACTTAGAGCGAGATCCTTGGCTGAGCCGATTAGCTGACGCTGACGTTTCTCCACCTCAGCAGCGCGTTCACCGGCTTCCAGTAATTGTGTGTCAGCCGCCTGCAACGACTTGAAGTACGCATTAGCAGCAGTCGTACCTTGCTGCATTGAGCCCGTAACCGCATCGACGGCACGCTTCAGTTCCAGTTCCTGCTCAGCAGTGAGGCCACCCTGTCTTGCTAATGCGAGTAGAGCATCGACTGATAGACCTGTAGCTTGAGCCAGTTCAATGAAGATGCGCGCTTGTTTACCGATCTCGTCCTGTGCATCTTTAAGTTTGCCCAGTGCCTTCGCGGCATCTACTGCAGACTTAGCCCGCTCAGCCTCAATGTCACTCACCTGAATCTGGCGCGCCCCGAACAGGTTCGATGACTCAGCCGCGCCAATCTCAGCCTGACTGAATCGCTGCTTGGCCTTGGTTAGTTCATCCTGTGCGGCACGCTGAGCATTGAGCGCGGTGATGACGTTCTGACCTGCCTGTGAAGCGGTAGCAGTTGCAGCAAACTGGTCTAACTTAATCTGCTCACGCTTTGACTCTATCAGCGCGTCAATCTTCTGCTTCTCACTATCCAGCAGTGCCAACTTGCCCTGCGTGATGGGCTCAGCCGCTTTCTGGATAGCGAGGAACCGTTGCTCCTCATCGGCGGTTAACTTGGTCGAGTTGCTAAGGCTCTCAAGAAACTTCACCTCATCCTGTAACGATGCCAGCCTGTCCTGACGCGCCTTCTCACTGGCGACGTCAACCTCGGTGGCCTTCTCGGTCGAGTCAGCCAAAAACAAATAGGCTACTCCCAATGCGGCCAGCGCACTCAG